ATGATAATCCCGGAGACACCGGGGCGGAGCGCGCTGTCCCTGCTCGAGGTGGCGGATGCGCAGTATCGGGAGGCCGTTCAGGCCCTCGTGGAGATGAAGCGGCACGTCAGGGCGCGGCGCGATCTTCCGGAAGCGGAGGTGAAGCGCGTGCTGCAGGCGCTGGGGCGCAGCGTGCAGACGGCGTTCGACGAAAGGAAGAAGCTTGAGGACCGGGCCAGACGGGAACGCGGGATCGCGGAGGGAGCAGCCTATGCGCTCGATTTCGACAAGGTGCGGGAGGAGGTCGGGCGCAGCCTGGATCGCCTCAGAGCCGCCGGAGGTTCAGGCGAAGTTCCTGGATGAGCTTTCCGAGGGAGCGCTGCTGGCGCTCCCTTTTTTGTTCGAGTTCTGGGCGATGGAGCATCAGGTGCCGCCCGACGGCGACTGGCGCAGTTGGGTGGTGCTGGGCGGCCGTGGCGCGGGCAAGACGCGGGCCGGGGCGGAATGGGTGCGCGCGGAGGTGGAGGGGGCGCTGCCGCTCGACCCCGGGCGGTCGGCGCGCGTGGCGCTGGTGGGCGAGACGCTGGACCAGGTGCGCGAGGTGATGGTGTTCGGGCCGTCGGGGATCCTGGCGTGCTCGCCGCCCGACCGGCGGCCGAAGTGGGAGGCGACGCGGCGCAGGCTGGTGTGGCCGAACGGGGCGGTGGCGCAGTGCTTTTCGGCCCACGAGCCCGAGAGCCTGCGCGGCCCGCAGTTCGATGCGGCCTGGGTGGACGAGCTGGCGAAGTGGAAGCGGGCGGAGGAGGCCTGGGACATGCTGCAATTCGCGCTGCGGCTGGGGGAGCGGCCCCGGCAATGCGTGACGACGACGCCGCGCAACGTGGGTGTGCTGAAGGGGCTGTTGAAGGCGGGCTCGACGGTGGTGACGCACGCGCCGACCGAGGCGATCGCCGCGCATCTGGCGGCGTCGTTCCTGGAGGAGGTCCGGGCGCGGTATGCCGGGACGCGGCTGGGCCGGCAGGAGCTGGACGGCGTGCTGCTGGAGGACGCGGAGGGCGCGCTCTGGACCTCGTCGGAGATCGAGGCGTGCCGGGTGGCGGAGGCGCCGGCCTTCGACCGGGTGGCGGTGGCCGTGGACCCGCCGGTGACGGGGCACGGGGACGCCTGCGGGATCGTGGTTGTGGGCGCGGTGACCGAGGGGCCGCCGCAGGAGTGGCGCGCGGTGGTGATCGAGGATGCGAGCGTCGAGGGCGCCTCTCCCATGGCATGGGCGCGGGCGGCGGTGGACGCGGTGGCGCGGCACGGGGCCGAGCGACTGGTGGCCGAGGTCAACCAGGGCGGCGAGTTGGTCGAGAGCGTGGTGCGGCAGGTCGATCCGCTGGTGCCGTTTCGTGCGGTGCACGCGACGCGAGGCAAGGCGGCGCGGGCCGAGCCGGTGGCGGCGCTCTACGAACAGGGGCGGGTCGGCCATCTGCGGGGGCTCGAGGCGCTGGAGGACCAGATGTGCCGGATGACGGCGCGGGGGTTCGAGGGGCCGGGGTCGCCCGACCGGGTGGACGCGCTGGTCTGGGCGCTGCACGCGCTGATCCTGGAGCCGGCGGCGACGTGGCGGCGGCCTCGGGTGCGGGTGCTGGGGTGATGGGACGCGCTGAGGGCAGCGCCTGCCTGGGCTGGTGCTTCGGGCGGTGTCGGGGCCAGTGGCGCGGCGCTGGAGTGTCTGCTCTGCGGTGCCACGGGTTGAGACGTTGAGAAGCGCCTGCCGGGGGGCAGGCAGGCGCTGCCCGGCGGTGCCGCCGGGCGGGCGGGTTGTGCGGTTGCGGTGGCACTTCGGGACGGAGGAGGAGCGATGTTCGGGATCGGGAAAAAGGCTGCGCCGGAGCGCAAGGAGAGTGCTGTGGGCCGGGTGGTGGCCTGGGGCGGGTCGGGGCGCGTGGCGTGGTCCGGGCGCGACACCGGGTCGATGACGCGGGCGGGGTTCATCGGCAACCCGGTTGGGTTCCGGGCGGTGAAGCTGATCGCCGAGGCCGCGGCGGCCTTGCCGCTGATCGTGCAGGACCGGCGGCGGCGGTACGACGAGCACCCGCTGATGTCGCTGGTCGAGCGGCCGAACCCGGCGCAGGGGCGGGCGGAGCTGTTCGAAGCGCTCTATGGCCAGCTTCTGCTGTCGGGCGACGGCTACGTGGAGGCGGTGGGCGGAGAGGCTCCGGCGGAGCTGCATGTTCTGCGCTCGGACCGGATGCGGCTGGTGCCGGGGGCGGACGGCTGGCCGGTCGCCTATGAATACGCGGTGGGGGCGCGGAAGGTGCGGTTCGCGGTGGAGGACGGGATCTCTCCGATCTGCCACGTGCGCTCATTTCATCCACAAAATGACCATTACGGGTTGTCTCCGATGCAGGCGGCGGGGCAGGCGGTGGACGTGCACAACGCGGCCTCGCGCTGGTCGAAGGCGCTGCTGGACAATGCGGCGCGGCCTTCGGGCGCAATCGTCTATTCCGGGGCGGACGGCCAGGGGGCGATGAGCCCGGAGCAATACGAGAGGCTGGCCGCGGAGATGGAGGCGCATCACCAGGGGGCGCGCAATGCCGGGCGGCCGATGCTGCTGGAGGGCGGGCTGGACTGGAAGCCGATGGGGTTCTCGCCCTCGGACATGGAGTTCCAGAAGACCAAGGAGGCGGCGGCGCGCGAGATCGCGGTGGCCTTCGGGGTGCCGCCGATGCTGCTGGGGATGCCGGGCGACGCGACATACGCAAATTACCAGGAGGCGCACCGGGCGTTCTATCGCCTGACGGTTCTGCCGCTGGCGCAGAAGGTCTGCGCGGCGCTGTCGCACTGGCTGGCCGAGCGGACGGGCGAGGCGGTGGAGCTGCGGCCCGACCTGGACCGGGTGCCGGCGCTGGCGGCCGAGCGTGACGCGCAGTGGCGGCGGGTCAGCGAGGCGGCGTTCCTGACGGACGCGGAGAAGCGGCGGATGCTGGGGCTGCCGGTGGAGTGAGGGGAAGCTTCTTCTGAAGAAGCTTCCCCGCAGTTTTCTGAAAACTTTGGGAGGGGCGATGGAGCTGGAGCGGAAGTTCTGCGGCTCGGGCGGCGGCGTGACCGTGTCGGACGGCGCGGTGATCGAGGGCTATGCCTCGGTCTTCGGGGCGTGCGACCGGGGCGGCGACGTGGTGGCGGCGGGGGCCTTCGGGGCGCCGGGGCGGGTGAAGATGCTGTGGCAGCACGACCCGGCGCGCCCGATCGGCGTCTGGGACGAGGTGCGCGAGGACGCGACGGGGCTGTTCGTGAAGGGGCGGCTTCTGACCGAGGTGGCGCAGGGGCGCGAGGCGGCGGCGCTGGTGGCGGCGGGCGCGGTTGACGGGCTGTCGATCGGCTATCGCGTAAGGCGCGCGACGAAGGACGGGCAGGGCCGGCGGGTGCTGCACGAGGTCGAGCTTTGGGAGGTGTCCCTGGTGACCTTCCCGATGCTGGCCGAGGCGCGGGTCGGTGCGAAGGGCGAGGGCCCGGAGGCGGCGGCGCTGCGCCGCATGGCGGCGGTCCTGCGGGACGCGCGGCGGGAGTGGGCGCGCGACTGAGGCGCGCGATCAGGAACGGGAGACGGGAATGACCGAGACGAAGTCCGGGGCCGGGCAAGCTGCGCCCGGCGCGGCGGAGGAGATGAAGGTGGCGATGCGGGATTTCATGCGCGATCTCAGCACATTCAAGGGAGACGTTGAGGCACGGCTTCAACGACAGGAGGGCAGGATGTCGACGCTGGATCGCAAGTCACACCGGGGCGCGCGGCCGGCGCTGTCGGCGGCCGCCGAGGTGGAGGCGCCGCACCGCAAGGCGTTCGGGGCCTATCTGCGCGTGGGCGACGATGCGGGGCTTCGGGGGCTCGAGCTCGAGGGCAAGGCGATGAACACGGCCGTTGCGGGCGACGGCGGCTACCTGGTCGATCCGCAGACGGCGGAGAGCATCCGCTCGGTCCTGCACTCGACCGCGTCGATCCGGCAGATCGCGAACGTGGTGAACGTGGAGGCGACGTCGTTCGACGTGCTGATCGACACCACCGAGGCGGGCGCGGGCTGGGCGGGCGAGACCGATCCGGCCGCCGAGACGGGGACGCCGAACCTGGAGCGGATCAGCATCCCGCTGCACGAACTGTCGGCGCTGCCGAAGGCGTCGCAGCGGCTGCTGGACGACGCGGCCTTCGACATGGAGGGGTGGCTCGCGGCCCGGGTGGCCGAGAAGTTCGCGCGCGCAGAGGCGGCGGCCTTCGTCGAGGGCGACGGGGCCGACAAGCCCACGGGCTTTCTGGCTCATGCCCACGTGGCGCAGGCGTCGTGGGAGTGGGGCAAGCTGGGCTACGTGGCTTCGGGCGCGGACGGGGCGTTCGTGGACGCCGATCCGCTGATCGACCTGGTTTATGCCCTGGGGGCGCAATACCGGGCGAACGCGACCTTCGTGATGAACTCGAAGACCGCGGGCGTGGTGCGCAAGCTCAAGGACGGCGACGGGCGGTTCTATTGGTCGGACGGGCTGGCCTCGGGCGAGCCCGCGCGGCTTTTGGGGTATCCGGTGCTGATCGCCGAGGACATGCCCGACATCGGCTCGGGCGCGACGGCGGTGGCGTTCGGCGATTTCCGCGCGGGCTACACCATCGCGGAGCGGCCGGACCTGCGGCTGCTGCGCGACCCGTTCTCGGCCAAGCCGCACGTGTTGTTCTATGCGACCAAGCGCGTGGGCGGCGACGTGAGCGACTTTGCCGCGATCAAGCTTCTGAAGTTCTCGGTCAGCTGATCGGGACTTGGGACGGCGTGCGCGGTTGAGGCCGCGCCGTCGGCGGGCGCGCGCATCGAGCCTTCGTATCGTCCAGCTGCTCTGCTCTGTCCGAGCGGTGCGGAGGGCGTGCGCCCGCATTTTCGCTTACGGTCATTTTGGAGAAAAATCATGTTCTTGCGGGAGGAAGCGAAGGTCACGCCTGAAGCTCTTCCGGTCGCGGCGTTTCGCGATCACCTGAGGCTCGGGACGGGCTTTGCGGACGATGGCGTGCAGGACGCGGTGCTCGAGGGCTGCCTGCGCGCGGCGCTGGGGCGGATCGAGGCGCGCTGCGGGAAGGCGGTGCTGCGGCGGCGGTTTTCCTGGCGGATCGGGGCGTGGCGTGAGGCGGCGCGGCAGGTGCTGCCGCGTGCGCCGGTGTCGGCGGTGGTGTCGCTGGCGCTGACGGACCGGTTCGGAGCGGTCGCGGCGGTCGAGGCCGGGCGATACCGGCTGGCCGAGGACATGCACCGGCCGGCGCTGGTGGCGACGGGGGCGGCGTTGCCGGCAATTCCGGTGGGTGGCTCGGCGGAGGTGGTATTCGAGGCGGGCTTCGGCGTGTGGGCGGACGTGCCGGGCGACCTGGCGCAGGCGGTGCTGCTGCTGGCGGCGGAGTTTTACGAGCATCGGCACGACGCGGGGCGCGCGGCGGTGGCGCTGCCGGTGGCGGTGGCGGGGTTGCTGGAGCCGTGGCGCGGCCTGCGGATCGGGGGCGGCGCATGAGACTGACGCGGAAGCTGGTGCTGGAGGCGCCGGAGCGGACGGGCGACGGCGCGGGCGGGTTCGTCGATAGCTGGGTCGTGCTGGGGACGCTTTGGGCGGCGGTGGACCTGCGCTCGGGCCGGGAGGCCCGTGGCGAGGTGGCGGCGCTGTCGCGGGCGGCGTTCCGGATCACGGTGCAGGCGGCGCCGGTGGGCGCGCCCTCGCGGCCCGTGGCGGGGCAGCGGTTCCGGGAGGGTGACAGGGTGTTCCTGGTGCGCGCGGTGGGCGAGGCCGACGGCGACGCCCGCTACCTGACGTGCTTCGCGGAAGAGGAGACGGCGGCATGAGTTACGGCATGGCGGGCGTGCTGCAGGAGGCGGTGTTCCAGCGGCTGCGGGGCGACACGGCGCTGCAGGCGCTGGTGGGCGCGGAGGTCTTCGACGCGGTACCGGGGGGCACGCTGCCTGCGACCTACGTGGTCGTCGGCGAGGAGGACGTGCGCGACCGCTCGGACGCGACGGGGGGCGGGGCGCGGCACGATTTCACGGTGAGCGTAGTGAGCGACGCGAGTGGGTTCGCGACGGCCAAGGCCGCGGCCGGCGCGGTGTCGGACGCGCTGGTGGATGCGGGGCTGACATTGGCGCGCGGGCGGCTGGTGGGGCTGTGGTTCCTGCGGGCGAAGGCGGACCGGACGGGCGCGGGCGACGGGCGGCGGATCGACCTGCGCTTCCGCGCGCGGGTCGAGGATGAAGAGGAGGCGTAAGAAATGGGTGCGCAGAACGGCAAGGACCTTCTGATCAAGCTCGACCTGACGGGGGCGGGACAGTTCGAGACGGTGGCGGGGCTTCGCGCGACGCGGATCTCGTTCAACGCCGAGAGCGTGGACGTGACCTCGCTGGAAAGCCAGGGCGGGTGGCGCGAGCTTTTGTCGGGGGCGGGGGTGAAGTCGGCCTCGATCTCGGGCTCGGGAGTGTTCCGCGACGCGGACACGGACGAGCGGGCGCGGGCGATCTTCTTCGGGAGCGAGACGCCGGATTTCCAGGTGATCGTGCCGGATTTCGGCATCGTGCAGGGGCCGTTCCAGGTGACGGCGCTGGAATACGCGGGGTCGCACGACGGGGAGGCGACCTACGAGCTGTCGCTGGCCTCGGCGGGGCTTCTGACCTTCACGGCGCTTTGATGGCCAATCCGCAGGCGGGCGAGGTGGCGCTGGTCGTCGATGGCGAGCGGCACGTGGCGAAGCTGACGCTGGGGGCGCTGGCGGAACTGGAGGCGGAGTTGCAGGAGGGGTCGCTGGTGGAACTGGTCGAGCGGTTCGAGGGCGGGCGGTTTTCGTCGCGCGACGTGCTGGCGCTGGTGGTCGCGGGGCTGCGCGGCGGGGGCTGGCGCGGGACGTCAGAGGACCTGTTGAGCCGCGAGATCGAGGGCGGGCCGGTGGAGGCGGCGCGGGTGGCCGGGCGGCTGCTGGCGCGGGCGTTCTCGGGGCCCGGCGGTGTTTGACTGGGCGGCGCTGCTGCGCGCGGGCGTCACGCGCGGCGGGCTCAGGCCGTGGGAGTTCTGGCGGCTGACGCCGTTCGAGCTGCTGGTGGTGCTGGGGCTGGAGGGCGGCCCGGCGCCTCTGTCGCGGGCGCGGCTGGAGGAGTTGGCGGCGGCGTTTCCGGATGAGCGCGGTGGGTGAAGTTTAAAGCTCCTACAGAAGGAGCTTTCCGAGAGTTTGAAAGCTCTTGGGTGCGGGAGGTCATGCGATGGACGAGGAGATAGAGGCGCTGGGCGACGTGGTTGCGGCGTTCGAGGGCGAGTTGCGGCGGCTCGGCACCACGGTGGCCGAGACGGGGCGCGAGGTTCGCGTGCTGTCGGGGGGGCTGTCGCGCGGGCTGAGGCGTGCCTTTGACGGGATGGTGTTCGACGGTCGCAAGCTGTCGGACGCCTTGCAGGGCGTGGCGCGGTCGATGGCGGATGCGGCGTATTCGGCAGCGGTGCGGCCGGTGACGCGGTATGTCGGCGGGCTGCTGGCCGAGGGGATCGAGGGGGCGATGACGGCCCCGTTCTCGCGCGGGCGGGTGATGCCGTTCGCCGATGGCGGCGTGGTGCGCGGGCCGATGACCTTCCCGATGCGCGGCGGCACGGGACTGATGGGCGAGGCGGGGCCGGAGGCGATCCTGCCGCTGTCGCGCGGAGTAGACGGCAAGCTGGGCGTGGAGGCGCGCGGCGGGCGGGCGGTGAACGTGGTGGTCAATGTCTCGACCCCGGATGTCGAGGGGTTCCGGCGGTCGCAGTCGCAGGTCGCGGCGCAGGTCGGGCGGGCCTTGGCACGTGGGCAGCGTAACCGGTGAGGAGAGGGTCATGAGCTTTCACGAGGTGCGGTTTCCCGCAGGGTTGAGCTTTGGCTCGATGGGCGGCCCGGAGCGACGGACGGAGGTCGTGACGCTGGCGAACGGGTTCGAGGAGCGCAACGCGCCCTGGGCGCATTCGCGCCGGCGCTACGATGCGGGGCTGGGGATGCGCTCGCTCGGGGATATCGAGACGCTGATCGCCTTCTTCGAGGCGCGGCGCGGGCGGTTGCACGGGTTTCGGTGGAAGGACTGGGCGGACTTCAAGTCGGCTGCGGCCGCACGCGAGGTGGCTCCGGGCGACCAGGTGATCGCGGTGGGCGACGGGGTGTCGCGCGTGTTCCGGCTGGCGAAGACGTATCGCTCGGGGGCCGCGGAATATGTCCGACCGATCGTGAAGCCGGTGGCGGGCAGTGTCGTGCTGGCGGTGGCGGGCGATCCGCTGCGCGAGGGTGCGGGGCTCGAGGTGGACGTGACGACCGGCGCGGTGACGCTGGACGCGGTGCCGCCCGCAGGCGCGCAGATCACCGCCGGGTTCGAGTTCGACGTGCCGGTGCGCTTCGACGCCGACCTGATCCAGACCTCGGTCGCCTCGTTCCAGGCGGGCGAGGTGCCGGACGTGCCGGTGGTGGAGGTGCGGATATGAGCGGCGGACTGCGGGCGCATCTTGAGAGCGGGACGACGACGCTGTGCCGCTGCTGGCGCGTGATGCGGCGGGACGGTGTGGCGTTCGGCTTCACCGATCACGATGTGGCGCTGGCCTTCGATGGCATGGAGTTCCGGCCGTCCGACGGGCTGAGTGCCCGGGCGCTGGAGGAGACGACGGGGCTGGCGGTGAACAACACGGAGGCGCTGGGGGTCCTGAGCGACGATGCGATCCGCGAGGCCGACGTGCTGGCGGGGCGGTTCGACGGGGCGGAGGTGCTGGCCTGGCTGGTGAACTGGGCCGCGCCGGAGGAGCGGGTGCTGCGGTTTCGCGGGACGCTGGGCGAGATTCGGCGCGTCGGGGCGAGTTTCCGGGCCGAGTTGCGCGGGCTGACCGAGGCGTTGAACCAGCCACGGGGGCGGGTGTTCCAGGGCGATTGCCCGGCGGTGCTGGGGGATGGTGCGTGCCGCGTGGACCTGTCGGCGCCCGGCTATTCGGTGGAGGCCGAGGTGCGGGGCGTCGAGGGCGTGTCGCTGCGGTTCGATCCGCTGTCGGGCTACGCGGACCGGTGGTTCGAGAAGGGGCGGCTGCGGGTGCTCTCGGGTGCGGCCGAGGGGCTGGAGGAAGTGGTCAAGAACGACCGGCTCGAGGGCTCGGGGCGGAAGGTGGAGCTGTGGGACGCGCTGAAGGCGGAGGTCGCCGTGGGGGACCGGGTGCGGCTGGAGGCAGGGTGCGACAAGCGGGCGGAGACGTGCCGGCTGAAGTTCGACAACTTTCTGAACTTCCGGGGCTTTCCGCACCTGCCGGGCGAGGACTGGCTGATGGCGTATCCGACGCGTGCGGGCGTGAACGACGGCGGGAGGCTGTCGTGAGCCGGGTGGTCGATGCGGCGCGGGGGTGGATCGGGACGCCTTATGTGCACCAGGCGTCGGTGAAGGGGGCGGGAGCGGATTGCCTGGGCCTGATCCGGGGCGTGTGGCGCGAGGTGTGCGGGGGCGAGCCGGAGGCGGTGCCCGCCTATACGCCGGACTGGTCGGAGCCGCAGCGCGAGGAGCGGCTCTGGCGGGCGGCGGCGGCGCATCTGCGGGAGGTGCCGGTGGGGCCGGTGCGCGCGGGCGACGTGCTGCTGTTCCGGATGCGCCACGGGGCGGTGGCGAAGCATCTGGGGCTGGCCTCGGGCGCGGCGTCGTTCATCCACGCGTATGCGGGGCATGGGGTGGTGGAGAGTCCGCTTTCGGCGCCGTGGCGGCGGCGCGTGGTGGCTCGGTTTCGATTTCCTGGGGAGGAGAGCTGAATGGCGACGATCGTTCTTTCCGCCGCCGGCGCGGCGCTGGGCGCGTCGGTGGGCGGGTCGGTGCTGGGGCTGTCCTCGGTCGTGATCGGGCGCGCGGCGGGGGCGACGCTGGGGCGCGTGGTGGACCAGTCGCTGATGGGCGCGGGCAGCCGTGTGGTGGAGACCGGGAAGGTGGACCGCTTCCGGCTGACGGGGGCCGGAGAAGGGGCGGCGGTGCCGCGGCTGCATGGCCGGATGCGGCTGGCCGGGCAGGTGATCTGGGCGACGCGGTTCCTGGAGCACGTGGAGAGCACGGGCGGATCGGGCAAAGGGGCGCCGAGTGCGCCGACGGTGCGGGAGCATTCCTATACCGTGTCGCTGGCGGTGGCGCTGTGCGAGGGCGAGATCGGGCGCGTGGGCCGCATCTGGGCGGACGGGCAGGAGATCGAGCGCGAGGCGCTGACGCTGCGGGTCTATCCGGGGTCTGAGGACCAGCTGCCCGATCCGAAGATCGAGGCGGTGGAGGGCGCGGGGATGGCGCCTGCGTATCGCGGGATCGCCTATGTCGTGATCGAGGACCTGGACCTGTCGCGCTTCGGCAACCGGGTGCCGCAGCTGTCGTTCGAGGTGTCGCGGACGGACGCGGACGTGGCCGGTGCGGTGCAGGGCGTGGCGATGATGCCGGGAACGGGGGAGTACGCGCTGGCCACGACCCCGGTCTATGTCGAGGAAGAAGCGGGCGTCACGCGGGCGGTGAACGTGAACACGCCGCTGGGCGGGACCGACTTCGCGGCCTCGGTGGAGGCCTTGTGCGGTGAGTTGCCGGCCTGCGGAGCGGTGTCGCTGGTCGTGTCGTGGTTCGGGGACGATCTGCGCTGCGGGGCGTGCCGCGTGCAGCCGAAGGTGGAGCGGGGTGCGCCGGACGGGTCGATGCCGTGGACGGTTTCGGGGATCGGGCGCGCCGAGGCGGGTGTGGTGCCGGTGGAGGACGGGCGCGTCGTCTATGGCGGGACGCCGTGCGACCGGTCGGTGATGGAGGCGATCGCGGCGCTGCGCGACGCCGGGCAGGCGGTGACGTTCTATCCGTTCCTGCTGATGGAGCAGATGGGCGGCAACGGGCTGGCGGACCCGTGGGGGGGCGAGGAGCAGCCGGCGTTGCCGTGGCGGGGGCGGATCACGTGCTCGGTCGCGCCGGGGCGGGAGGGCTCGCCGGACGGGACGGCGGCCGCGGAGGGCGAGGTGGCGGCGTTCTTCGGGACGGCTGTGCCCGGGGAGTTCTCGGCCGACGAGGATGGGGTGAGCTTCGCCGGCACCGAACTGTCCTATCGGCGGTTCATCCTGCACTACGCGCATCTGTGCGCCGCCGCCGGGGGCGTGGACGCGTTCTGCGTGGGATCGGAGATGCGGAGCCTGACGCAGGTGCGCGGCGCTGGGCGCTCGTTTCCGGCGGTGGAGGAACTGCGGCGGCTGGCGGCGGAGGTGAAGGCGATCCTGCCGGGGGCGAAGGTGGGATATGCCGCCGACTGGTCGGAGTATTTCGGGTACCGGCCGCAGGACGGGTCGGGGGATGTGTACTTCCACCTGGACCCGCTTTGGGCGGACGAGGCCGTCGATTTCGTGGGGATCGACAACTACATGCCGCTGTCGGACTGGCGTGACGGGGACGATCATGCGGATGCGTCGTGGGGGGCGGTGTATGACCTCGGCTACCTGAAAGCCAACGTGGCGGGCGGAGAGGGGTACGACTGGTACTATCCCTCTCCCGAGGCGCGGGAGGTCCAGCGGCGCGCGCCGATCACGGACGGGGCGCACGGGGAGCCGTGGGTGTTCCGATACAAGGACATCCGGTCGTGGTGGTCGCGGCCGCATCACGAGCGGATTGGGGGGGTGAGGTCGCAAACGCCGACGGCCTGGATACCGGGCTCGAAGCCGGTGTGGTTCACCGAGTTCGGCTGCCCGGCGGTGGACAAGGGGACGAACCAGCCGAACAAGTTCCTGGACCCGAAGTCGTCCGAGACGGGGCTGCCGCGGTATTCGACCGGGCGGCGGGACGATCTGATGCAGATGCAGTACCTGCGCGCGGTGCTGGGGTACTGGAGCGATCCGGCGAACAACCCGGTGTCCGAGATCTATGGCGGACCGATGGTCGAGATGTCGCGGGCGCATGTCTGGGCCTGGGACGCGCGGCCCCATCCGTTCTTTCCGGGCAACCTCGATCTCTGGGCGGACGGAGAAAACTGGGCGCGGGGACACTGGATCACGGGGCGCGCGACGCACCGGGGGCTCGACAGCGTGGTGCGGGAGGTGTGCGGCGTGCCGTGCGAGACCCCGGCGCTGTTCGGCGTCGTGCGGGGCTATGCGGTGGATCAGGTGCAGGACGCGCGGGCGGAGGTGCAGCCGCTGATGCTGGCGCATGGCTTCGACGCGCTCGAGCGGGAGGGGGTGCTCTCCTTCCGCTCGCGAGATGGACGGGCCGCGGGGGCCCTCGATCCGGAGCGGCTGGCGGTGAGCGGGGAGTTGGAGGGCGACATGGAGTTGCTGCGCGCCCCCGAGGCCGAGACGGCGGGGCGTGTGCGCGTGGCCTATGTCGGAGAGCACGACGGCTTCGCGGCGCGGGTGGCCGAGGCGGTGTTCCCGGGCGAGGACGTGCTGCCGGTGGGGCAGACGGAGCTGCCGATGGTGCTGACCGGGGCCGAGGCCAAGGGCATCGCCGAGCGCTGGCTGGCCGAGGCGCGGGTGGCGCGGGACGGGGCGCGCTTCGCGGTGCCGCCCTCGGCGCTGGGCGTGGGCGCGGGGGATGTCGTCGAGCTGAAGGGGCAGTCCTGGCGCATCGATCGGGTCGAGCAGGCAGGGGTGCAACTGGTCGAGGCGGTGCGGACGGAGCCGGGGCTGTTCCGGCCGTCGGACGCCGTCGAGGAGGCGGTGCGGGTCGAGCCCTTCGTCGCGCCGGTGCCGGTGCTGCCGGTGTTCCTGGACCTGCCGCTTCTGACGGGGGACGAGGTGCCCCATGCGCCGCACGTCGCGGCGGCGGCGCGGCCCTGGCCGGGATCGGTGGCCATCTACGAGTCGGCTCAGGACGAGGGGTACGCGCTGGATGTGCTGCTGCCCGGTGCGGCGGTCGTGGGGGTGACCGAGACGCCGCTGATGCGCGCCGTGCCCGGCGTGTGGGACCGGGGCGCGGCGTTGCGCGTGCGGCTGGTGGCCGGGGCGCTGGGCGCAGCGTCGCAGGCGCAGGTGCTGGCCGGTGCGAACGGGATGGCGATCGGGTCGGGCACGGACGACGACTGGGAGGTGTTCCAGTTCGCGCGGGCCGAACTGGTCGCGCCGCGCACCTACGATCTGAGCCTGCGGCTGCGGGGACAGGCGGGGACGGATGCGCTGGTGCCCGAGGCCTGGCCGGCGGGGTCGCGGGTGGTGCTGCTGGACGGGCGGTTGAAGCAGCTGGAGCTCATGCCCGCGCAGCGGGGGCTGGCGCGGCATTACCGGATCGGGCCGGCGGGGCGGAGCTATGACGATCCGGTCTATCGCCACGAGGTGCGAGCGTTCGAGGGCGTGGGACTGCGGCCCTACGCCCCGGTGCATGTGCGGGCGGCGTGGTCGGGCGGCGCGCTGAAGGTCGCGTGGGTGCGGCGGACGCGGATCGAGGGCGATGGCTGGGGACCGGCGGACGTGCCGCTGGGCGAGGCGGTCGAGGCGTACCTGGTGCGGGTCGTCAAGGACGGCGCGGTGGTGGCCGAGGCGCGGGTGAGCGCCCCGGAGTGGGTCTGGGAGGACCCGGTGGCGCCGCCCTTTGCGGTGGAGGTGGCGCAGATTTCGGACCGTTTCGGGCCGGGGCTTTTCAGGAGGAGCAATGTCGATGGATGA